GAGAAAACTTTGGTACAATACCCCTCTTAATCCTTGGTACTATTGGTACTGGTATTTCATTCGTGTATCCACAAAGCGTTACGTCATACATATTGCCGAAAATTGTGACATCAACAGGTGGCACAACATCAGCTGATCTCAACGGATTGAGAACATACACAAACAGACGTGCTAGTGGAGCTGCGGATGATGAAGATAACGATAAATCGTAATAATTGTAAGGATACACAAAAGGTATTTCCAAACCAACTACTTCATTCATACCAGCAGATACAATGACATGAGGAAAACCGGTGACAGAAACTAAATTCTCTGTTCGATTCCTCAATTGCCCAGGAGTATCAGAGAGGGGGGATGGTGACCAAGCAGCAATCAATTTTCCATAATGGAATGAAGTTCCATTCAATCGTATGGAAATCTTGAAAGAAGCTCTAAGATACCGAAACCTAGACATCTTCTCAAGTATAGCCCTATATCCATAAAATACATCTGGAAATCGTATCTCTGCAAGTTGAGTACCTGCAGCAGACCCGGAAGTCCATGAGAAATTCGCAATGGGGTACACTCGAGAAGTATAATCTGTAAGTGACGGTGTTTTGAACGAGACATTTTGAGTACGAATTGCACTATCATCATTGTCTTCGATCACGATTGGTGCTACATCAGTGAAACGTACAGATTGCTCTGTCTCATCACCTTGTAGTTTTTCAACAGTATTAGGGGCTGCTGTTGAGGCCGCATTATTTGATTCATTAGAGTCAGTAAGATTAGAGATAAAACAGCAATTGTAATCTCAAACAAGATGCTGAGTGTACCAAGAGTATAAGATCTCCATCTAGTGAACAAATCCAGCATATTGGTACTTATTGCTGGAAGTGGATATCACCATTAGTATGACGCATCCAACAGATCCTTCAACAGGGTCTGAAAGTTGTGTCGCTTGAGCTCAACAGGCTCAGGTAGATCACATGCAATTGATAAGACATGATCAACATACTCATCAAACTCCTCTTTGGGATAATGCACCATATGGTTACAAAAAGAATCAAATGTAGATTGCATAATTTCACCAGCTTCCATATTCGTAGGCTTACACCACTGCATCATCTCATGAATCGATTTCTTATCTAAAGGAGCAAAAGTCCAACCTGATCTAATCACAAATGAACGTTTAAGATATGTAACATCATTAATGCTTTCATAATCAACCTCGATATTACCTTTCGAACATGAAGTATATTTTATACCATGCTTTTTCATAATTGCTTGAAAACTTCTAGCAGTAAACCAAGGACATAAAACAGATACTCCAGACAGATTATCATCACCATAAGAAGCAAATTCTACATGTAAACGAAAGTCATAAGGATTAAGATTACGTTCAATTGCCATTGTCATGTATGCATATCTAAACAATAAAGCATTCAC